CTCAGCCAAGATCATAGGCTCCAGCTGATTGCCCCAGTCCATTGCTTCATTGCTGATATTGGGTGGAGTCTTACCTGCTATGGCTCCAATGGATACCTGCAACTCATCATTAGGGCTGCGGTATTTACTCATGCCCATCACAGCAGGTAGTCTGCTGGCTGACAGGATTGTATCGGGGGTGACTTTTCCTACCAAGATATATCTCCTCTATATTTATAAGTGCGGATTGTCCGAGCATGAGCGCTCGAATGCTTTGCTACTGTGTAACCATCAGGCTGCCACTGATGACCACGAAAGACAGCGCCAAGGACTGATGGGTGTACGTCATCAGGCACAGGCACAGCCTCCCTTACTTCATTAATGCTGACACTGCCATGCAATTTGCTGTAGTCGATGGCAAAGGATCTTGCGGCTGCTAAATACTCAGCCTTGGTTTCCTCATGGTGGCGCATGATATCTAGCTTTAACTGCTTACCTGTAGGTATATCCCATGCCGATCTCATAACCACCCCGCTACAGCTGCGACTAGAACTGCTATGCCGATTGCGATGATGACATTGTCCATTATGTCTTTGTGATCCATTATGCTACCTCCCTTGCGATGATGTTGGATACTTGTGATGCTGACCAGTTGATGCTGCCACGAACTGTCTGAACTTGGCGCTCTGTCAATGCTGCTGCAATCTGACGCAAGCTTGTGTAACCAGCTGCTTTCAAGTCACGAATGATTGGCAATACTTTCTGTGCGAACTGGTCTGCATTAGCTTGCAGAGCTGCTACACCAGCCGCAGAGCTGATTGCTGGTGACTTAGTGCCAAGCTTTACACCACGAGCCTTGGCTGCTGCCAGAGCTACCTTGGTGCGTTTGCTGATCTCTTCACGCTCGTACTGTGCAAACACTGCCTTGATACCGAACTCTAAGGTAGAGCAGTTAGGCATATCAGCTGCCACGATATCTACACCAGACTTGCGGATAGTCATTAAGAATGCTGCATCACGACTGAGACGATCAAGCTTGGCGATCAGTAAAGATGCGCCAGAGGTACGGCATAACTCAATAGCTGCTGCCAACTGGATGCGGCTATCGTTCTTGCCTGATTCGATCTCGGTGAATGAATGGATGATGCTGTCAGCATATTGCTTTACAGCGTCTTGTTGAGCCTCTAGACCCAAGCCTGATTGACCTTGCTTGGTGGTTGATACACGAAAATAAGCTACGTAGGAAGTCATAATTATGCTCCTCTACGATTGAATAATACGGTTGCTGTTTCCAGCGTCATGTTTCTTTCAACATACCGCCATGTTTTTTTAATACCGCCACGAACGTGACCATTGTAGTTCTCACACAGCTTCCAAACACCATATGAGTTTCCATCGATAACTAGCGCATATTTAATTCCACGCTTGTTTGTTTTGATCTGTAGTGCTTTCATTTTAAGGCTCCCTGTATCTCGGTGAGGTGCTGTCTTGATTGACAGTGAAGCCAGTATATACCGATATCGCAGCGATATGCAATACCCTAAATCAAAATAATTTAAATAAATTTATGGTTCCGCAGGTCATTTATGATATCGTGGCGCAATACAAAGGGAGGTAAGATGGAAAATAAATACAACACGTTGCTAATTAGGCTACGTCCTGAAACCAGAGCGTTACTTGATCGTGCGGCTGGCGAGCAGCGTAGATCTAGGGCATCAATCATTGATGAACTGCTGCTAGATAGTCTCAAGCAGCGCTATAACAGCACTCATGACAGGCTAAACAAAATGCTGGGGGCAGTATGAATGGAAGAGGTAAGCGTAACAAGGGTGCAGCTGGTGAGCGTGAACTAGCAGGTATCTTGAAAGACCACCTAGGGTTTGAAGTTAAAAGAAATCTAGGACAGGCGAGGGATGGGGCTGACGATATAACTATTCAGAAGTTCCGTATTGAAGTTAAACGACAAGAAAGGTTACAGGTAGACAAATGGAGCGAACAAGTGGAGTCATGCAGCAAAGCGGGAGAAGTGCCAGTATTAATCTATCGGAGGAATGGACAACCATGGAGAGTATGCTTGAAGCTAGACGATTTTATCCCTCTAATGAGAGATGCACTGGAATGACATGGAAGTATCTGGTTGACCAGCTGATGGGTGTTAATCCACCGATCATCAGGGTTGCTGGCAAGATGGTCATCAATATTGGCATAGGTGGTGACACACCAACCAAGGTAGGTAAGCCAAGAACATCTAACTTTGATCTAATCGTGGCTCATGTACTGCGTGAAGCTGGCAGCCTGTCTACACCAGAGCTGCATGAGGAGATCTTGCTATTACGTGAGCATATCAGCATGGAGTCATTGTTTAGGCTGTGTAAACGCATGGAGAATAGAGGTCAGCTGGTATCGACTAAGCAAGCTAGGACTAGCGGTAATGGGAGAGGTGTGAACGTATGGCAGCTGGTAAAAAAGTAGAAGGTTTCATTGAAGACAGACTGTGTAGCAGCTGTAGGCAAAGGAAAAAGCCGGAGGGAGGAGAATGGATAATCATCAACAGAGGCTTAAATCGGAGGTGGAACTGCAAGGAGTGCAATACCAGAAGGGTTGCCAGACTTGCCAACACTCGGTAGCTCATTCTGAAGGACTGTGGTGCAAGTTATGGGATTGTGAGTCGTTTGGACATTGTGAAGGGTATGAGTATGAATCAGGCACAGCCTAGTCCATGTGCATTGTGTGGGAGAGTGCATCAAGCAGTAGGTGTAGTTACATTAAATGGCAAGGAAGTCTGTACATATTCTGATGAATGGAAGGCTGAATGCGAGTTAAGGACTGTGATGCGGTTCCCTGACAAGGCTAGAAAGCCCAAGGTTACTAAGCTTATGTACTTGGACATGGTAGAGAAGGAAAGAGGTTATCCAACAAGGAAAGCCATGAGGGATGAGATGGTTAAAAGATACAGGGAGAAGAAATGAAAGCATTTCCATATGTTAGGGAAGTAGAGTCTAATAAAGATGGATACAAAGCGTATGTACACGAGGATGGGATGGACTTACGTGATTACTTTGCAGCTAAAGCTATGCACGCAATGATTGCTTCAGGAAAATTACCTACTGGAATTATGATTGATACAGCAGAAGAAGCATATGTTATGGCTGACCACATGATGAAAGCAAGGGGGCAGAAATGATCTACAAAACTTTTAAAGAATGGGCTGCTGGGCTGTGGCTTGAGGACGGTGAGCCAAGGAAACAAGCGTACACCAGTGACGAATTACTTTTAATAGAGATGGGTTGGAACTACGGTAAAGACGCTGGTGCAGCAGCAGAGCGTGAGGAGTGTGCAAAGGTGTGTGAGGATGCGTCAAAACCGCACGATGGTGAAATGCACAGCGATTCACAGTGGGCTGGACTCGTACTTGCCGCCACAATCCGAGCAAGGGGAAGATAATGAATGACAGAGAGCTATTACAGCAAGCGTTAGATTCATTGGAATGGGCAGAACGTAGATATTCACACGCTAATCTTGATTTATTTAATAAGCCAATAGAAGCAATACGTACAAGACTAGCGCAACCTGAACCTGAAGGATATAGATGGGAAGAAGGTCGGACACCACCAAGCGTAACTTACACAGCACCACAAAAGAAAGAATGGGTAGGGCTGACGGATGATGAGCGAATTGAAATATCGTGGGGAACAGATACAAATCTTCAGTACGCAATAGCCATAGAAGCAAAGTTAAAGGAGAAGAATAATGATAGATAACTTTTTAGCAGCGGCATTTCTTTTTCTTGTTGGCTGTATATTTGGATGGGCATTTGCTCATGGAGAGATTTCCACAGAATGCCAGCGTCAAGGTGGATTCTATATTGGAGACAAAGACTTTAAATGTGAGGTGGTTAAATGACTGACAGAGACTTACTTTGGAAGCTATACGCTGAGTACATGACGCATGGCAATCTATGTACAGAGACGCTGACAATGCTTGTGATCAGGCTAAAGGAGCCAGTATCAATGGCTGATGAGTGGAAGATGGAATGCCTAAGAATGCTGGAAGACATCAAGCATCTACAGACACAGTTAAACAATTACCAATGACGCAGTTCAAGATACCACCCAAGCCTACCTTAAAGAAGAGGAAGACTCCACCAAGGAAGACGCAGTACGCAATCA